CTGGGCCATCACGTTTTCTTGGTCCTGCTGAGCTTTCTGAGCCTGCTGTCGCTGTTTACGTATAGCGTCAACTTCCTCTTGTGGCCTAAGTATGCCCACCTGAACTCCGTTGATGTCAGCTATTTCTCTGACTGCAGTGTCCGGGTTTACGTTGTCCAGCACAGACTGGTCGAACTGAGCGTACTGACCGACCACGCCCATAAAGGTATTGATGCCGCCCATCGCCATGCTGCGTTGCGCTGTAGCTAGCGGGCTGACCAGAGAGATTTTATACTCTCCAGCGATCTCAGCTAGCTCTGGACTAAGTTCTGGGAACCGCCCTTTTCGTAATTCGATGTTAAAGCACCGTTCGATGACTGGCTGTAAAAACTCATGTTGCAGTCGTTCAATGACAGGGCCCATTCTGAGCATCCCTTCTTGGTCAATTTTATCAACCTGCGTTGCCTTAAGTGGAGACGCATTGGGATCTCTTGAGGCTGTGAGAAAAATGTCATTGAAGAATATCTCCTTAATGGTCGACTCTAGCCGCTCCATGGCGATTAACAAGGACTGATTTTCTGATCGTGCCGTATCGACTGCCGTGATGACTTCTTGTGGGTTCGAGTAATAGTTCCTGCCGCCTGGCAGAGTGTTTTCACGACCCCGCATTCTAGCAGGAATATTGTAAGCTGGCTGAGCTGCCTTATGAGCAGACATAAGAAAGGTCTTATCCATTTCTTGTAGACGCTTAATATAAGGTATAGCACGAGCCCCAGGACCGATTCCATAAACGTCGGAACCAATCGTGCCCCATCTGCTGACGGGATACGGGAACTCATGAAAGCCTGAGACCTCGAGCGGGCTTTTTCCCTGGCCAGATGGAGTGTCACCCACATCTTCTGCTCCTCGGTCAGGGTGAGTTGCTGGAGCCGATCCTTGGTATTCGTAAACAACTTTTGTGTATGCGAAGCCATTACGTTTTTCCTTTACCACGTACTCTAGGAGCACCACGTCTCTTCGGTCAATTCCTGCTGCGTTAGTAACCACTCTGGCATGGAGCTCAGCCGACACCGTCGTGGGGTACTGCTCAACCACCTGTCGAGGGGTCTTAATGACGGTGCGACAAATAACATTCGCCCGTCCATGAGGACCTGTAGCAAAGGAATACTCCCCGGCAGTGAGAAGCTCAAATCTAAAAGGCGTCTCGTCGGTGAAGGTGTCTTCGCCAACATACATACAGCCAGTTCCAAATCCTGTGTGTTCCACATAGAAACTATTGATGACGGAGTAGAAATTCGACCTGTGCAAATCGGCGTTGAGTATGTCATGGCACTCCTGTAACCAAGCTTTCAAAGGCTCAACTTTGTCTATACGCGGATCTTCCCACTCCAGTCTAAACCACTCTCTAGACGGGGATGTCAGGCCAGAGTGCATCCCAGACGTGAGCACGTACAAAGCTGCTTCTGCCATGGGATTTACGATTTTTGGATTGGTCAGCCTACGCTTACGTGGTTTAGAGTACGTCTGATAGATGCCGCGACCGGGGAGCAAATTTTCACTCACCTGTCTCCATTCAGCTTCCCAGTCATAGCGCTCGCTTACCAGGTCTTGGTGCACGCTGGCCACTTTGTTAAAAGTCATCGTGAGCGGCGGTACCAGTACTGTAGGCGAATACGCTTTCTTCTTTTTAGGCATTTGCGGTCTCAGTTAAAAGGCTTTCGTCTTCATCCTCGTCTTCTATCATGGGTATGAAGGCACTCATCAGACTATCGTCGTCCCTCTTGTCCAGTGACGCTGATGCTCGATCTCTGAACCCCTGCATCTGCTCTTGCCAGTCTACTGGTTCAGCCTCAATCTCAGTCTCGGCCCCAGCCGTTTGAACTTGGGGCTGCGCTAAGGGCTGCGGCATCTGTGGCATCATCTGTTGACTCTGCCGGCTGCTGCTCTGCATCATCGCCATCATCATCTGCATCATCATCGGATCTATGCCACTGCTCTGCTCTAAGCCTCCTAATAGACTAGTCTGTCCGAGAGTGTCTTCCTCGGTTATCGCTGTAGATGCCTTTGCTGGCGTCGCTGCGGTACTGCCTGCAGCACCCGTGGCACCCGTCGTCACTGAGGCGCCTGTGGTGCCCGTCATGGGAGTATAAACCTGCTCGTATCCTTCAGAGCCCCACGTGTCAAGTAGCTCTTGATAATCATTCTGCTGTGACTGTCCCCAGCCGTAGTCTCCAAGCGCTTGTCCAATGCGGTTACCTCGCGCTTGTTCGTCTACGAAGGACTCAGCCTTAGTGAGGGCTGTTTCGTAGATGCCCATAGCCGTCTCTCGCAGTTCGCGTCCATTCTTAAATGACTGGCCAGCGCTGGTGTATCCTACAGCGTCTGTGAAGTCTGTCGGAGTATCGCCGATGTACCAGTTACTGTCTCCGCCAGCCTTATCAAATCCTGTCTGAGACACTAACTCGCCAGTATATTTATTGGCCCACTCGCCTGCTATCGATGCGACGTCCTCGTCGGCTACGTTCTCACCAGCCGCCGTTGACCAGATGATGGTTCCTTCTGTTGAAGGATTATTCCCGGGACCATACAAATAGGACTGACCTTCGCCTGCTGCTCCTAGTTGTTTTTCAATACTGCTAAACTGGGCGTTCTTATCAAACATGCCTTCATTTGACCAACGTTCGGATTCAGTTTGTACTGGAGCCTGTGAAGGACCAGTATACATCTGTGAAGGACCAGACATGGCGGACATAAAACTGTTGAACATGGTCTGCTGGACCTGCTGATCGTCGTATTCACTCTGCCTCATGCCCCAGCCGGTCATGTAATCATCGTAGTGCTTGTTGTCCTCGGTCATAATACCCGGGGCGCCGCCTTGCGACCACTGGTTATAGCCCTGTTCGCCAGCTACTTGGCCCCACTTGTTTGGTCTGCTACTTTTGCTTTTTCCACTGCCCATCGTTCTTTCTCCAAGAGGTAAACTCGTTTACGAGCTGCTGGCCACCGATATCATCGCGTCTTCTGTTTTGCCCATGTAAGTGCAGCCTCCTGGGAGCACTCCCAGTTTTCTGTAACCGATCTTGAGAGCGAAAATACAACCCGCTCTGTTGGGGAGTGGGGTTAACCCATATAAAGAGCGGAGGAATGGTCGCTTTGTGGCTGGGTTAACCCACTCGTTCAGTATATAATTCACGCAGTACCTGCCGATCGCCAGGCGTTCCTGTGTTTTAATCTCTGGGTGCGTCGAAAAGTGTGACTGTGCGCTCTGGCCAGTGAAGTTCTCAAGTGTAAACTCAGCGACGATGTTGCTATCTGAGTCCTGAACGAGGTACATTCCTCTACCCATGCGCTGGATTACTCCTATAACGTCTTCCCACTGCGGCTCATCGATGTCGCTGAAGCGGTACTTCAACGTATCGTGCACGGCCATCTGCTGGAAATAGGTCTGAACTGCGTGCTTATCGACGTGCAGCAGAGGAACTATGGAGTACGAGGACTGGGACTGGGACTGGGACTGGCTATCGCAGTCGTCCGTTTTCGTTGCCAAAGGCGCCGGGCTGTTCATAGGGATCCTCCTGTTCCGCGCTGATGCTGTCCATAAATCCGTCAGGACTGTAGTTCTGGCCAGAGAGTATTCGCTGTTCATCCATCATGCGGAGCTGGTCCTCAGTAACGCCCATCGCTTTCTGTTCCTCTGTGAGCAACGGGGCCTCGTTGTGGTCCTCCGCATATGTGAGTGCGAGGGCATCTCCAAGATCTGTCGAGCGAAAACCGCGCTTGGCAAGGGCCTTTTTACTCTCCAGGACCATTTTACCCCGCTCGTTGATCTCAAACGTTGGAGCACTGAGGTCCCGAAACAGCTCCTCAAGCTGAGGCAGCCGCGGAGTGTTGACGGGATCGCAAAGGTGGAGCTTCATCCTGTTCCAAATCTCGTCTTTCTTGCGATGACAGAGATCGTCGTAGGTTTTACCACCGAAATCGACAGGAATTACCCTGTCCTGGTAACCCAACTGAAACAGTCTTGACCAGACGGCTTCACCTCTACCCGCGTCAACGTAGCAGAAGTGTGCTTTCCATGTCTGGAGATGGTGAGCTACCCTACTGGCCAGTGCCATCGGATCAATCCCTTGATGTACTTCCGGCTCATGAATCATTCGACCTTGTCGGCGCATTATCACAGCCCGGTCACCCTTTTCCGCATAGGCAGGGTCCACACCGATGATTCTAGGAGCGAAATTGTAGTCCTCACTGGCCAGGGTGACGTTGGAGCACTCCTGGAGCTTGTCCAAGGGTATCAGCGTCTCCTCACTACTGGAGGTCCAGCTGGTGTAGAACTCTTGCTCGATGAGCGACTCGGACATGCCAGCTTCTCGCTCGGCCTGTATGTCTTCGAGGCTCGGGAAGCCCGTATCTTCACACGTGAGCTTCTCGTAGAACCAATCTGGGTGAGACTTCGCCATCTCGGCCATGAGGTAAAAGTGATTCATCCCACGCGGGGTCCCATTAAACAGGGCCCAGCCACCGTTTTCAGCCAACATGGGCCGCATATACGACCAAATGGCATCCTTGTGGAGCGAAAACTCGGTGAAAATCATTCCAACGAAATTTCGTCCAACGAGGGCGTCGGGATTATCACTCCCGAAGAGCTGAACCGTGCTACCGTTTTTGAGGAAAATCTTCATCTGCTGGTCGAGTTTTCGTTCAACCAACGGGCTGGGGACGTAGTCGATGAACCGCATTCCGGTCCCAGCGTTACCCTCCCAAATAATTCCACGACACTGGTTCGCGAAGGGGGCGATGTAGGCATAGTCCCCGATACGCTGCTGGGACTTGGCCGCCATCATATTGATCGCTACGAGGTCTTTCCCGTTTCTACGCGGCCAGACGGTGATCCCACGCAGACCCATCTTGGGCTGCATCATGTGGTTCCATGCCTGTTTCTGGTAGTCCCTGAGGGGGAGTATGGGCAGGTTTACCTCGCTCATGTTACTGGATCTGGTTCGCGATGTTGACGATGACCTGATTGCTTGCTCCGTCCAGAGTTTCTTTGAAACTGTCTGCGAGCTGAATCGGGTTCCGTTCTTGAATCGCGGTTAAGGTTTTTGTTATGTTCATTAGTTTATTTGGTGCTTTATCGTCCGTAGAATCGAGCGCACTGGCCAGGGTGAGTGCTTGGCGAAGTATTTCCTTTTCCAGCTCCGCGTACAGTGATTGATTTTCAATCTGCCTGAATAGCGAAATAATGGAGAGCTTAGAGCGCGTGATCTTTTCTAGCTGATCGGCAAAAAGCTGCATGTCGCTGGTGTCTGGTAATTCCGTCGGTGCTATCTTCCTGTTCCAATCCGCAATCTCTATCTCCTCTTCTAACGAGGCTAACGGAAAATCATAGTTGCTGGCTATCTCTTTGGTTGATTTTCCCAGGTACTCAAAATCAAACTTAGCGGCCGCAATGGCATGCGTTCTAGGGCTTGACATTCGGCCTCCACTTACCTGAGAGGTATTCTGCTACGGAGTGTAGTGACACGTCGTGTTTCTCCATACATCCCAACATAGTGTTACACGCAGGACACAACAAACCCCGCACCTGGCCAGTGGTGTGATCGTGGTCTATGTGGTATACTCTTCCTGGTCTATTCACTTCGTAAGTTCCTAGGTCTGAGGAGCAGATGGCGCACGCCCCTTTCTGGTTATCCAACATCTCCCTAAGTTCGGCCTCTTTGAGACCGTACTTGTGACGGATGTTAGCCATGTTGGTGTGGTGATTAACTAAAGCCGCACCAAATTCTTTCTTTCGTCGCGCTTGGTGACTTGTGGCGCCGTTAAGCGCCGCCGTGCGCCCGCTCTCAGTCTTACGGTACTCTCGCTGGGCTTGGTGCGTACAGCTTTTGCATTTTCTGGATCTGCCGTGCACTGATCCTATCGATAAGTGGAAGTCTTCTAGCTCTTTTTCCAAGTTGCAAGTATTACAAGTTCGTAGCATAGTATTCTCCGTCGCTCAGTCTGAGCTCTCGAATTTATGGTTTCCGGCCTTCCTATCCCGACCGTCTTATTCA